CATAGGGCGTTCATTGACAACGTGAGAATTCTTCGCGCCATGAAGATGTTAACTGACGCGGAAATTCCCTTGATAAATATTATGGCAATTTGTCAGGCTCGGATAGAAGAAGCTGAAACACAAATAGAGGGCGAGGGAATACTTTCAAGTTACACGAATACAAAAGGTGAGAACAACCAAGTTGCACATCCTGCAGTAGGGATCTCGATGAAGTATGCGCAGATGTTGAAGAGTCTTTGCACAGAGTTTGGGATGACACCATCTTCGCGGGGTCGGCTGGAGGTTCCGAAAGAAAAGGAAAAGAGTGACCTTGACAACCTTTTGGATAAGTAGGGGTGGCACGATGTAAAGGGGAGGCAGGTTGAATTGGCCTTTAACAAAAAAATGGCTGACAGGGTGGTTAAGTTTGTTCAAGCCTTGCACCATGTAAAAGGTAAGTGGGCTGGGGATAACTTCATACTCCAAACCTGGCAGAGGGAGAACTTATTGAGGCCGCTTTTTGGAACTCTGAATAAAGACGGCACACGGCAATATAGGACAGCGTTTGTCGCTATTCCCAGAAAAAACGGGAAGTCAAGTCTGGCGGCGGCGTTGGCGTTATACGCATTGTTTGCTGACGGAGAATACGGTGCAGAAGTCTATTCCGCTGCTGCTGATCGCGAACAAGCAAGTCTTGTATTTAATATTGCAGCTCAAATGGTAAGGATGTCTCCTGAGTTGAGCAGTAGATGTAAGATAATTGATTCTCAAAAAAGAATCGTCTATCACGAAAAAAATTCTTTTTATCATGCTATTTCTGCTGAAGCATACTCGAAGCATGGCGCATCTCCTACATTCGTTGTTTATGACGAAATTCATTGCGCGCCTAATCGGGATCTCTGGGACGTTTTAGTCACGGGCATGGGCGCTAGGACTCAACCGCTCATGTTGGCGATTACGACAGCTGGATACGACAGACATTCTATTTGTTGGGAGCTTTGGGATTACGCAAAAAAGGTGAAGGCAGGGATTATTAAAGACCCGACCTTTTTCCCATTGATCTATGAAGCCGACGAGAACGAACCCTGGGACGACGAAAAGACATGGAAAAAGGCGAACCCTAACTATGGAGTATCTATCCAGAAGGGCTTTTTACAGCAGGAATGTAAACGCGCGCAGGAGATACCAGCATATCAAAACACGTTTCGACGCTTGTATCTCAATCAATGGACGACGCAGGAAACGCGATGGATCGACCTCGATACATGGCGAGCTTGCGAGGGCCCGGTGGACCATGCAGACCTGTCTGGTTTGAAATGCTGGGCGGGCGTGGACCTCTCGACGACGACGGATATTTCCTCCTGTGCTGTGGTGTTTGAGCCGGATTCCGAGGGGCGAGTGAACGTCCTGAGTTTCAATTGGGTGCCTGGTGAGAACATCTTGAAACGGGCCAGGCGGGACAATGTCCCATATGACGCGTGGGCAAGAGACGGATATATCACAGCGACCGACGGGAACGTCATTGACTATGACAGAATTGCGAATTTCATCGCATACGACTTGAAGGAGATGTTTCCAAATCTCTGCCTGGTTGGCTACGACCCATGGAACGCGACACAGTGGGCAATAGGCATGGAGTCCGAAGGTGTTCCGGTATACGAGGTTCGGCAGGGGTACAAGACCCTGTCGCCGGCGTGCAAGGAGTTTGAGCGTTTAGTGCTGGGCAAAATCCTTCGCCATAACGGGAACCCGGTGCTGACGTGGGCGGTGGATAATCTCGTTGTGACGCAGGATCCGGCAGGGAATATCAAGCCGGCAAAGGACAAGGCGACCGAGCGGATTGACCCGGCAGTTGCGCTGATAATTGCCCTGTCAGCGATGCTGCAGGACCGTGAAGACCCAGTGAGTCCCTACGAGTCCAGGGGTGTCATCGCCATCTAAGGGGGGTGTATGTGTGCAGATATGGGAGCAGATCAAAAACAGGGTTAAATCACTACGCAACAAACGTGCCTCCCCGCTTGGCAATCTAAGCAATCCACCGCAATGGCTTTCGGACTTTCTCGGCGGCGGGAACCTTTCTGCGTCGGGATTGCGTGTTACGGAAGATGACCTCCTCAAGGTCTCGGCGGTCTACGCCTGCGTAAATCTCATTTCCAACACCCTGGCGTCGCTTCCGCTCCCGACATACAGGCGGAAACAACCGAGAGGAAAGGAACGGGCGCGAGACCATTACCTGTATGACGTGCTCCAGTACGAGCCGAACCCGGAAATGACCAGCTTTGATTTCCGGAAGGTCATGCAGGGGCAGCTGGAGCTTTTCGGCAACGCCTACGCGAATATCGTTTACGATATGGCAGGGCGGGTTAAAGAGTTGTGGCCTATCCCGTCTGTTTACGTCAGGCCACGCCGCAATGACAGCAATCAATTGCTGGTCTATGACATCTCCGTCCCGAACGGGACGCCCCGGACATTGCTGGCTAGCGAGATGTTTCATCTCCGTGGGTTCGGTGACGGCTTGTTTGGGTATCCGCCTATCAGATATGCGCGCGAGATCGCCGCTCTGGCGCTTGCCGCAGAGGGGTACGGCGCAGGGTTCTTTGGTCGCGGGGCGGTGGCGTCGGGAATAGTCGAGTTGCCCGGGAAGCTTTCAGAGCAAGCACTTGAGAATTTCAAGCGGACGTTTCAAGAGAATTACGGTGGGCTGAACAACCAGCACAGGATTTTATTCCTTGAGCAGGGTCTGAAGTTCCATCAGACGACGATCCAAAACGATAACGCGCAGTTCCTGGAGACCAGGAAATATCAGGTCGAAGAGGTGGCGAGGTTCTTCGGGGTCCCGCCCCACAAAATAGGGGCGCTTGAACGTTCGACGAACAACAACATCGAGCACCAGGGGATTGAGTATGTCCAGGATTGCATCAGGCCGCGCGCAGTAAACTGGGAGCAGCAGATCAGGAGACAGTTACTCAGCGCAGAAGGCAAAAAGCGTTTCTACGCGGAGTTTGTGCTCGACGGTCTCCTGCGTGGCGATGTCCAAAGCAGATCTCAATACTATAAAACAGGGCGCAATGACGGCTGGCTCTCGGCAAACGACATCAGGGAGCTGGAGAACATGAACCCGATACCGGTTGAGGAAGGCGGCGACGCCTACCTGATAAACGGAAACATGGTACCGATCACTGAAGCGAATCAGGTACAGGAAGGAGGGGATGACAGTAATGCCTCAGAACCTGGAGCGTAGATATATCAACACCACGCTGGAGCTTCGCGACAATGACACCGAACCTGTAGTTTCCGGCTACGCGGCAAGGTTCAACGAAGAGTCCGAGGAGTTGTGGGGGTTCCGGGAGGTTATCCTTCCCGGTGCGTTCAAGGACGCCCTCGAAGCTCCGGACATCAGGGCGCTTTTCAATCACGACCCGAGCCAGATTGTAGCGAGGACGAAGAATAACACCCTAAGAGTTTGGGAGGACGAACAGGGCCTCCGGTACGAATTTCAGCCGAACATGAAGACCGCAGCAGGAAGGGATCTGGTTGAACTCCTCAGGCGTGGCGACGTCGATCAATCGTCTTTCGCGTTCTCGATGGATGGCGGCATCGAGGAATGGGATGATACCGGTGAGATCCCGGTCAGGAAGCTCATCAAGATCCCGAGACTCTATGACGTGTCGCCCGTCACGTATCCGGCCTACCCCTCCACGAGCGTAGGGGTACGGAGTGCGCAGGACGTGTACGAGGAGCACAAGGCGCAACGCGAAGAACAGGAAAAACAGGCAGCCGAACAGCATGCTGAGGAAGCACGTGTGAAAGCGAGAATGCTTCGCCGGAAGGCGGAGCTTGAATACAAAAAGGAGGTTTTTTGACATGAACGTGAAAGAGTTGCTCGAAAAGAGGGCGAATGTCTGGGAACAGGCGAAAGCGCTTATTGACGCGGCTGAAACAGAGGGCCGAGATTTTTCCGCTGATGAGCAGGAGCAGTACGACAAGATGATGGACGAGATGGACGGGCTTGCCAAGAGGGCGAAGCGTCTCGAGGAAAAACAGCGTCTTGAGGCACAGCTGGCCGAACCGGCGAACGAGCCTGTCCGGGTGAATCCTGCTTCTGGCGACGCGGACAAGAAAACTCCAAACCTCATGCCGGAGTTCAGGTCGTTCATCAAAACCGGCGTGGTTGGCCCTGAAATGCGCAGACTGCAGACCGACCCTGATGTCCAGGGCGGGTATCTGCTCCCTCCAGAGCAGTTTATAACTGACCTGATCAAGGAGATCGATGACAGGGTCTTTGTCAGGGGTATGGCAACCGTCATCCCTGTGACAACGTCGGACTCTCTTGGTGTTCCCACGCTTGAGGCTGATGTTGACGATCCCGACTGGACTCCTGAGGTGGAAGCTGTCGCTGCTGATGTGTCTATGGCGTTCGGCAAGCGCGCGCTTACTCCTAACCAGCTCACCAAGCTGGTCAAAGTCAGCATGAAGCTCCTGCGGACTTCGGCCATTCCCGTCGAAGGTCTCGTCAGGGAGCGCCTGGCCTTCAAGTTCGGCGCGGCACAGGAGAACAACTTCCTGAACGGCGATGGTAACAGCAAACCCCTCGGCGTATTCCAGGCAAGCGCCAACGGGATCAGCACCGGCAGGGACGTGAGCACCGGAAATTCACAGACGGCTATTGCTGCGGATAACCTGATTGAGGTGAAGTACAAACTCAAGCAGCAGTACCGCGCTGGAGCACAATGGATCTTCCACCGCGACGGCGTCAAGCAGATCTCCAAGCTCAAGGATGGCGACGGTCAGTATCTCTGGCGGCCTGGTCTTGCGGCGGGGCAGCCCGACACGCTTCTCAACTTGCCGGTCAACGAGTCTGAATACGCGCCCAACACCTTCACTACTGGGCAATACGTTGGCATCCTCGGCAATTTCCGCTACTACTGGATCGCCGAGCTGTTCGGGATGGAGATCCAGCGTCTGAACGAGCTTTTTGCGCAGAACAACCAGGTCGGGTTCATCGGGCGCATGTGGGTCGACGGCGCTCCAGTGCTCGAGTCCGCCTTTGCCCGCGTCAAACTGGCGTAGGGAGAATGTGAAAGGGGCCGGGTTTCCGGTCCCTTTCCCTTAATCTTTGAGGAGGGATTTGCATGGCGAATGTCAAAAATTATAAAGAACAAGGCGGAGACGTTACGGTTATAGGCGGGGAATTGAGAATGTCCGGCGGGAAAATCACCGTTGACGGGACGCAGGTATCGGCGATAACAAAACTCGGCGCTACACCGACTGATGCGGAAATCCAAGCCGCAGTCAATGCGATAATCGACGCGCTTGTCGTGGCTGGTATTGTCGCGGCCGAGTAGGTGATGCTTATGCGGATACGGATGACCAAAACGTCTGCCGGGCCGGATGGAGTGCGGATCGTAGGCAAGGTTTACGAGGTTGACGCACCTGAAGCTAAAAGGCTTCTAAACGCGTCTGCAGCCGTTGCACTTGATCCGTTCCCGGTAGGAGAAGTTGAGACGGCATCTATCGAGCCGGAACTAAAGGCAATAAAGCCGAGAGGCCGTCCCAAGAAGGACAGCAAAAACGACACGTAGGGGGGTGACGGTATGGGTTTGACGCTGAAAACTCCGCCTGCCGGGGAGGCGATCACGCTCGAACAGGCGAAAGCACACCTGCGGGTGTCTCACACAAGTGACGATGCATATATTTCGCACCTGATTGGTACTGCACGCCGCCACGCCGAGCAGTACCTGAACAGATCGATTGTGCAGCAAACGTGGACGTTGACGCTGGACGATTGGCCTGGATTTCCCTTCGTATTACCCATGCCGCCGCTCATTTTGATCAATCACGTCAAATATACCGATTCCAGTGGGGCTGAAGTTGTTATTGATCCAAGTGAATACACAGTAGATTTGAACAACGGGCGGATTTTTTGCAAACCTCCCGCGGTTGCGCTGACCGTCATTAACGGTGTGGAAATCGAGTACGTTGCCGGGTACGAGCCTGACGACAGCGGCGAGACAGTCGATTATGGCGCGAATGTCCCTGACGACATCAAGCACGCGATGCTTTTGCTCGTCGGTCACTGGTATGAAAACAGGGAAGAGGTCGCCACTGATGTCAGGAATCCAGGGACGCCTCTGCCGAAAGCCGCCGATGCCCTCCTGAACATGTATAGGGTGTGGCCGATATGAAGATCGGGGATCTCCGGGATCAGATAAGTATCAAGCGAGCAGAGTTGTCAGAGGACGGCATGGGTGGCTGGACGGAGACAGAAACAACCAAACTTACCACCTGGGCGCGCGTGGAGGTCCCGAGCTCGAAAACTGGCGTCATCGCACAGCAGAACACGGAGATCAGGACACATGAAGTAACTATGCGGTTCTCCGACGTTCCCAAAATCGGGGACGTTGTCGAGTTTATGGGAACCCGCCTGGTGGTTCAGGCCGTCAGGCATGATGCGCGACGCCGGTGGTCGTACCTCGACTGTGAGCCGGAGGTGAGGTAGATGGCCATATACGTTAACGTCAAGGGCTCTGACGAGATCATCAAGGACCTCCGGCGCGTCCAGGGCGAGGCAAAAGAAGCGGTGATCCAGATTTTGAAGGAGGAAACGGGCGAGGTGGTCAAGGACGCGCGGAGCCGGGCGCCGAAAGACACC